AATGAAAACAACTACTTCATGGATAAAGGCAACATTGCCCAACACTTTTGCGAGGGTGGTTGGGCTGGCCAGCTCACCACTTTTGTTGGTGTTGTATCTAGTGACGGCACTGAGCTGGATCTTGCTTTGCTTTATCATCCTGGCTACATTGCTCCTGGTCCTATCAGTCCCACTCCTAGCCCTGAAGCTGTACCGGAAACTGAAACGACATTAAGGACCGATGATGTCGAACGAACCGAAACAGTTGAACGCACAGAGGATGTTGCTCGCACTGAGGAAGTTGTCAGAGAGCCTGAGCCAGTGGCTCCGGTGGCTCCCATAGATCCAGAGCCTACCCCAGAACCTACCCCAACACCTACGCCAGAACCAGAACCTAGCCCCACAAGCCCTGTACGCCCTGTAGAGCCCACAAAGCCCCCAGAGGTCATAACACCTACCCCAGAGCCTACTGAGCCCCCTACGAGCCCCACAGAGCCGACAATTCCGAGCGAGCCTACCCCTGAGCCTGAGTTGCCAGAGGTAATAGTAAGCATCGAACTAGCGTTAGAAGCGGTTAGTAAACTGGTAGATAACCTACGCTCAATCGGGTCAGACATGACACCGGAAGTTAGAGAACAGGCCCAACAGGTTGTGGTTGCTTCGGTGATCGTGACACAGGTGGCCTTGGCAGGTAGGAAACCCTAGTGAAGTTCTTGAAAGACCAGCTTGACCAGGTATGGACAATTCTTGGCTTAGGCATCGCTTGGGTCGTACTCGAAGGCACAGCTAAAGACTTTGCTGGCTGGGCCATTCTCATAACAATCACGATCTGGGCAGTAACTTACCCCCTACGAAAGGACTGACCTATGTGGTTAGACATCGCACGCAGAACCCTAGCTGTAATCATCTTGAAGGTCACAGGCATCTTTGTCGGTGGAGCAGTTATCGGTCTTGAGGTAGCTCAGGCAGTAGCAATGGCAGCCTTCGCTGGAATCATTGATGTAGCTCAGGAGCTCTCACGCTCGTACCTGGCTGACGGCCAGATTGACGCTGATGAGATCAACAAGTCCTTTGGCAAGATTGCCGAAAAGACTGACAAGAAGTCCTAAGACCTTAGCTTCGAGCGTTCCTCAGCGGTAGTGCCACCCCAGATGCCTACCATCCCTGCTGATAGGGCATAGTCAAAGCACCTTAGTCTGACCGGACAGTCGTTGCAGACTTCCTTAGCTACGGCAATAAGTTTCTTACGCAGATACACGTCGGGCTCATCTTCAGGGAAAAAACACTCTGGCAGTTGACTGCACTCAACGCCCCCATTCTCGCTGATCGCGTGTTGCAGCTCAATGTATTTGCGTTCCAGTTGTCTAAATGTCATAGGCCGACACTAGAGTAAAAACACGATAAATAGCAAACCCACGCCGAGAGAGTTAGCGTGGGCTTGCCGACAAGGAAAGAGAGGGAAACCTTGCCAGTTTCTAAGCTACCAACCGAGATAAACGAGTTGCAGGATGCAGTCCTGCTAGGTGACTTTGCCAACGGCTCACAAGAGTGGCACTCACTACGCAATGAACCAGGTGCAGTCGGTGGCTCAGACATCGCTGCTATCGCCGGACTCAGCACTTGGGAATCAGCCATAACTAAGTGGGCTAAAAAGACAGGTCAGATTCCTGATGAAATCGAACCCAACATGAGCATGAAGCTCGGCACAAAACTTGAAGCACCTATCTTGGAACTGTTTGCCGATGAGCACCCTGAGTTGGAGATCTACGAAACAGGCACCTGGGCAAACAAGATGTACGACTGGGCTAGAGCAAACCTTGACGGACTTTACAAAGATGCAGACGGCAACTGGGGCATCATCGAGGTCAAGTTCTCTCGCGACTACTGGACACAAGTGCCACAGTCTTATCGAGCACAAGTGCTTTGGTACATGAAAGTGTTTGGAATTAGGCGAGCAAAGCTTGTTGCACTTGCAGGGTCTAGCTACATGGAGTTTGACATTGAGTGGGATGAGTTCGAGGCCAACACACTTTGGGATGCTGCTCTTAGATTCCGGCAAGCTTGCCTAGATCTAAAGATGCCTGACTGGGATGGGTCTAACTCAACGCTAGAAACTATTCGAGCACTCAGCCCTAACATCGAGGATGGCGAGGCTGACTTGGATGAGCTTGGGGTTCACTACTTCAACGCTGTCAATGACGCTGAGAAGGCTAACAAGCTAATGATAGACCTCAAGGCTAGAGTTATCAAAGCAATGGAAGGTAAGAAGCGAGGCATCATCTACGGCGAGCACCTGCTGAGTCTTAGATCAAGAGCTGGTGGAGATCCTTACTTGCACCACGAGAAGGGTAAATAAATGGCACAGTTCAACCTCAACGATTACGAAACAGTCGAGCAACGCATCAAGCGTTTCTACAAAGACAACCCTGACGGCAGAATCATTACCGAGAACCAGACAACGCTGCAAGACCGACAGGTGAGCACCTGGGTAGTCATGGCGAGCGTGTACCTAAACAACGAAACCGACAAGCCAAAGGCAACAGGTTTAGCTTTTGAGGTTGATGGTCAAGGTATGGCAAACAAAACATCTGCACTAGAGAACGCTGAAACAAGTGCAATCGGTAGAGCTTTAGCCAACGCCGGATACTCAGGCAACAAGCGAGCCACACGCGAGGAGATGGCCAAGGTTGCAAGGGAAAAGAAACCAAGTGCAACTGCTAAAGACTGGCTTGCAATGGCAGCAGAATTAGGCAATGACCTTGATGGTTTACGCTTGCTATACAGCGAGGCCAAGACTGGTGGGGCTGACACAGCAACACTAGACAAGATCAAGGACATCGCCAATGGACTATCAGGCTCAAAGGATTCTGCTTAGTTCCATACTCGAAGTGCAAGAGTGTTTGCATGAGCAGTATGACCGAGGCGAGTACGACATACTCACCGACCTATGGCGATTACAAAGAGAGAAAGCGAAAAGGCTAAGAGATGGAGATTATTACACCAGGCCACATAGTCCAGGAGCTACAACGCCTGACCAGCGAGATGGACAAGGGAGCTAACGCACTCTACGATGCCGAGTGCAAGATGGCGGATGCTGAGGCTGCTTACGACAAGGCAGTGTCTTTAGCCTTTATCAACAACGCTGGCACTGTGGCAGACCGGCAAGCTGTGGCTAAGTTGCAGTCAATAGAGGAAAAGCTAAAGGCTGATCTAGCCAAGGCCGAATACAACAGGGTCCGAACCAAGCTAAAAACCTTGTCAGATCAAGCCACAATGATGGCTGTTATCAGTAAAAATGTCGAAATACAGTGGAAACACGCCTAGCTGGTAGCCTACTTGGGTGATTGCCGAAACCTGCTCATGTGGGGCCAAGTTCAGGACTGATGAACCTGAGCCACTCAAGCTTGTCCGAGAGTGGAGAAGGAAACATACTTGCCAAGAGCAAGACATTGCCGACACACCTACCAGCGGTTTAGCAGATACACAGCTCGCAATGGGATTCCAACCAGGTGAGATGCCAGCAAAGAAACATGACCCTTGGGAAGATGATGAATAAGAAAAGCTTTCAGAAGTTCCTAGATCGTGATAAGTGTTGCAGTCACTGTGGTACTACCGATGACACGCTTATCCCTCAGCATCGAGCCAATAGAGGCATGGGTGGCAGTAGAGCCTTAGACAGACCGAGCAACATCATTGTGCTTTGCAGTGCTGCCAACTTTATGCTTGAGTCCAACGCTAGGTTTGCCGAGATGGGCAGGTTATTCGGCTGGAAGCTAGAGCGACACCAGGTACCAGAGTTTACCCCTGTTTACATGGGTGACGGCTGGTGGCTGTTAGACAACGACTTCAACAGGACACCGGTGCCAAATAACGACATCGAATACTTTTGATGCTAAGGTCAAACCGGACACCCCAGAGCGGTCCCTGTAAATCCCACAAGGATTAGATCAAACCGCTGGGGTTTGGCCCCTTGTACCAAACAGGTGCTAAGGTAAAAACATAACTAAATAAAAAGGCCCCCCTGAGATAACTCAGAAGGGCCGATACCAACAGATCAGGTGTTGGCATCACTCAATTATAGTGTGCCGACTCATTAGAGAAAGGCACATTTTATGTTTAACTGGGAAAATAAAAACCTCGCTGAGGTGCTGTCAATGTACGGCGGAAACATCTTCATGGCTGAGATGGATTACCAGGCTATGGGACTCGACAACGGCCAATGGGTAATGCTAGTCAAAGAGGGCTACGATAACAGAGTCATTAGCCCAACTGTCATGATGCTAATGGCTGAGAGAGCAGCTGCAAGATGAAGCAAACACTTTACCGGTTCTACGACAGCACTAACAGCTTGCTTTATGTCGGAATCAGCAATACCTGGTATCAAAGGTTCCACCAGCATGAGAGAAGCTCTGGTTGGTTCTCTCGCGTGACACACGCAACCTTTGAGCCTTATGAGTCCAGAGAAGCAGTCGAGGCTGCTGAGCTAATTGCAATCAAGACTGAAAACCCACAATTCAATAAGGCGAGTAATCCGGCCTACGAAACTCCTACAGATCACTTCCAAAAAATCAAACTCTGGACCCAATCAAACCTTAAGCCAGACCAGCTTCACGCATCTCTAATTGAGTACATGAAGGAATACAGGGAACTAAGGCCACAAATAAAAGGCAAGCAATCAAAGTGGGTTGCAATGTCTTTTATAGACATCTATTACGAGATTGGGCCTCAGGGTCTTATTGAGTGCAGAAACTGTGATGCGATGGCAAACAACGACAACATAAACAGGTGGCACAGCGATGCCTATGAATCTTTGGAGCGTACTTATGCCACTAATTAGAGGACATCACAATTTTGACGATCACTTCACCCAGATACCTAACAATTGGGTAAGGGACTCTAGCTTGTCGCTCAAGGCTATTGGGCTACTGACTCAACTAATGTCCCACCGACCTGGCTGGAACATGAGCATTAGCAGCTTAGCTAGATTCAATAAGACCGGAGTACGCACTATCAAATCTGCAGTCCAAGAGCTTGAACTCAGTGGCTACCTAGTCAGGTCAGAAAAGCAAGAACACAACCCAGATGGCACCTTTGCTGACTTTATCTGGACTACGGCTGACCCCTTGCAAAACAGCGTGACGGTAAAAAGCGTTGACGCTAAACAACACACAAAGAACACTATTACTAAAGAACAACAAATAACTAAGAATAAACAAGAGAATAAAGCAAGCAAAATTGCAGATGATTGGAAACCAATACAAACCATCATTGACGACTATGAAACCAAATACAAAGGACTCAATCACCAGCGTGAACTGGAAAAGTTTATAAACTACTACCAGTCAAAAGACATTGCTAGAAAGAGCTGGGATGGGTCATTTAGAAACTGGCTACTCAACGCCATGGACTATCAAGGCATTGTCAATAACCAGGAACCAAAGCAAAAGTCCAAACCTATCTTTGGCAGAATCAAGTGAGTGAGTTCGAGCAGTTAGTCATCGGCTCTGTCCTGCTAACAAACGGCAAGGCACTCGATGACCTGACGCTCACAGGCAAAGACTTTGACGATCTCGGACACGAGAAAATCTACACAACAATGCTTGAGATGAAGCAAGCTCGCCAGCCGATAGATGTCATCACAGTCGGGGCAATGCTGCCTAAGCTTGCCAGCTACTTACATGACTGCATAACCGCAACACCAACTGCTGCTTCTGTTGGCTATTACGCCGAGCGAGTCATCGAGGAAGTCACCAGGCGAAAGCTTGCTCATGCCGGTCAAGTAATCAACATGAAAGCCCAGCATGAGGACTTGGCAACAGTTATAGATCAAGCCAAGAAAGAGATTGACAACCTAAGTGATCGCAACACAGCCAGCCGACCAAGCTATGTCAGCGATGAGCTAATTCCTTACCTTGATGAGATTGACAAGCCAAAGAACTATCCACTGAGTCCTTGGAAAGACCTCAACGACATCCTTGGGGGATTCCGACCAGGTGCCCTTTACATCATCGGTGCTCGACCTGGTATTGGTAAGACCATAGTTGGCTTGCAGATTGCTTGGGAATTATCGAAGCAAGGTCCGGTCAGCTTTCACAGCCTTGAGATGGGCAAGTCAGAACTCTACAACCGAATCATCTCGATGGAAGCTGAGGTTTACATTGGCAACATTGAAAAGGGCACACTCAAAGACATTGACTGGGACAAGATTGCAAGAGCTAAGGAAAAGATAACGAGCCATCAGCTTGCCATCCATGACAAGTCAGGACAGAACCTTTTGCAGATTAGGGCAATGGCAAACGGAGTCAAAGCTAACGGCCAGCTCCAAGCGATTGTCGTTGATTACCTTGGCTTGATTCAGGACACCGAGAAGGGCCGAAAGCGTTATGAGATGATTACCGACATCTCCATCGGGCTAAAAAACCTTGCTCGCGATCTCGAAGTGCCGGTCATCGCATTAGCCCAGCTCAACCGAGGACCAGAGCAACGCAAGGACTCAAAGCCAGACCTAGCCGACCTCAGAGATTCCGGTGGCATCGAGCAAGATGCAGATGCAGTGATTCTGCTGCACCGAGAGTCAATCGCCGAGGATCAGTTCGAGTGGCAAAAGAGCTGGATGATTATGAAGGTTGCTAAGAACCGACAAGGTGGCTTAGGTGAAGTAGGACTCAAGTTCGAGGGTCACCTGTCCAGAGTTGTCGAAGGCTAAGATTATGGCGTGGATGACAATGTGGCACTGTGTTGCCGATGTGGTGCTACCTGGAAGGTCAACACCCATAAACGCAAGAGGAAAGACCTCAAGTGCCAGTCCTGCCGTATGCATAGAGCCTTGGTCATCAAGTACGGCTCTGAGAAGTGCATCCCTTGGCAGGGCGAGTTTGACAAAGAAACCCTTACTGTGCCAATCTTTGATGGCCTACCAGTCCTACCTGGAATTAGATCCTGTGGCCACACAGACTGCACCAACCCTAATCATGTCTTAGGTGACCACTAAAGTAAAACAACAAGAGATAAGGAAAAGAGATGGCAAGTATCAAAGTAAAAGGCACCATTAGCCGAGTATTCTACGAAGGCAAGGGCATCGAGCTGACCGAGGCTTACACAACCAAGGCTGGCGAAACAATCAACAAGCGATACACAGTATGGCTCAAGACACCGACTACCTTTGACATCGGTGACGAGTTGCAGGTTGAAGGGCTTTACAGCTCAGAGATTGACAACTGGACCAACAAAGAGGGCGAAGCAAAGCAGTCAATCAAGGTAAGCATCAACAACCCTTACATCACCCCTGCTGATCCAGCTCAGGTAGTCAAGTCGTTGTTTGAGCCAACCCACGAGCCAAGCCCCTTTTGAAAAATCTCCGATGGCTAGTCCCAGCACTAACCGCTGGGGTGCTCCTTAACCTATCGCTCAACACCACTAGCGTTCTTGG